ACGTCGGTATCGGCATCTACCTTCACCCAGTTAGCTACCGTTGCAGTCCCGTTTGACTGCCACATAGCCCCGGTAGATGTGTTGATCCAATGCTGTCCAACGTCAGTCGGTGCAAGAGTAGGAGCATTGGTAGATTCTATAACATGGACGTTTACACAGCTCATTGGATCACCTTCTTCATATAGTTGATCCCGCTTGTTTCCCACTCAACGAGGTCGCAAATGCCGATGACCTCGTTGCCGTCCATTTGGATAGAGACCATCTTATCCTTCATGATGAGTTGGTCGATTGCGTCTTGGACATTCGTCGCGTCGAAGCAACAGTCAGCAGACGGCGGGGTGAACGGGATCTCGTTGGCCTCTGGTGTATTAGTCCACCTACGGGTCATGGTAGCCTCCCGTAGTTGATCGCTATCTCGTAGATAGCAGTCGCGAGAGAACCAGCCGCCCTTACCTTAACTTGCGTGATGGTGCCTCGCGGTTCCTCCTCGCGCATCTCGCCTACCTTCAGCCGGTGCCATACGGTTCCATCAAAGCTGAATTCAAGGCGAGTCGCGGCTGGCTGATCGACCTGGCACCGGATGCTAATCTCGTCGATGTACTTGCCAGCCACGGCTGGAACAAAAGCGCCGCCGACACCGACAGATGCAGAGTAGAGGACCGTGGTCCCCACCTTGTCGGAGATCTCAAACTCAGAAACGATATTAGACATCCAGGCGTCTCTCTCTTACCAGGCTGTCTCTGGCCAGTGCTTTGGCGGTTAGCTCTGTCTCGAATAGTACCTCAATGCGGCTTAGGCGCGCATTGCACTTAGCCTCTAGCTGGTCTAGCTGCTGCGTGAGAGTCGAGATCCTGGCGTTTGCCGCCTTAACTTCTAGGGCCCTTGCTTCCTCAAGGTTAAATACGCACTGCGAAGTGCGGCTTTCAAGAGTAAATAGGGCCTTAATTTTCTCAAACATGGTTTTTCTAAGGGGCAATTGCTTGCCCCCCGTCCTATCCGTTACAAGTCAGTTTGGTGCATCCAGAGCGTTGCCGAGATTTCCGAGCCGGTGGCTTCCAAGAGCTTGCCGCGAACAAGAAGCTTTTGCACGCCCGTCCCGGCTGTGGTGTCCACTTCGATACAGTCAGCCGACACCGTGAATGTGTACTGGCCTGGGCCTGTATCGAAGTAAGCCAAGATGGTTTCAACCGGGGTGCCAGCGGCGTCGTTAATGTAGACAAGCTCCCAGTCGCATTCAGTCATGGACATAACGACGACGCCGAGCTTGTCGTAGAGCTTGAGCAAAGCCCCGGTGAAGCTGGCTACGTCTTGAAACGAAGTCGAGCCGGTAACTTTGCCGGTGACATGGTTACACTCGCCAGCAGAGTCGAGCGTGACCTGAATCTGACCTTGCGCGTTTAACTGAGGGAATACCAGCACGCCCGCCGAGTTGATAAAGGCTGGCGTTGCCGCCGTCACAGCAATCGCACTGCCCAGCGTAGTACCGGGGATTGCCTTGGTGATGGCTAAGCCTGCGCCCGCACCGTCATTGATGATCCCAAACGCGCCCTTTTTGTTAGCCATGCACTCGACCCCTATCTAAGGTTAGATGACATCATTGCCCGATAAAAAAGCCGTTACCGGACAAGGATAGTTCGGCTCCGTATCGCTAATATATTTTAGCTCAATCAGAGTCCCTGCACCTATCGGCCTCATAGGGTCGAAGTTGAAAGATATGTTCTGGCAGACGTTCGAGATCATCCCCCTGGCGATCTCTATCCCCCCGGCCTCCAAGGAGAAATACCCGTCGTTATATGCTGTGACCCACAACTTCTTGAGTCTCTTCGTGGTCAGGGCCGGCACCGTCGTAGTGAACACCGTGACCGTCCCGCCAGGCAAGGCGTTGACCTGGCCGCGAAGATGGAAGGGTGTGCCTTCGTCGGACTTCGAGATGACTGAGATGTATCCTTTCTCGCCTCTCAGGACATACCAGTTGCCGTCTGCTGGATCGTAAACCCCGACAGGTAAACCACCGTCGAGGAGCAGATCGGCAGGAGTGTTGTCCGTCTGAAGTCCGATCAGGTCGACAGGGAACTGGGAGATTAGGGTTGCCAAGACCCCCATCTCAACTGAGCCGCCCGAGACGACAACCTCACAGAATACGTGGTTGTGGATCTTCGTGACGATGCTTCGTTCACTTGCGGCGGCGCCAAGCGTGGTGTGGGTGTGCAAGGTGAACTGTGCACCCGGGTCGGTGATCTCCCTGCCCGCTCCGAAGTCGAACCACCGAACCGTGGCTGTCCCTGGTCCCGTGTGGACGTAGACTGTCGAAAGGATCGAGTTGCCTACCGTGTTGACTCGGAACAGGTAGGTGCCGGGCGCAAACGTAGTGAACGAGTTGACGACGAATACCGTATCGTAGAGACCGATCTTTAACTGCTGGTCGGCCACAAGTGCCCCTTAAAGACAAAAGGAAGGAGGGCTGGCACCCTCCTTCCCTTCTCGGAAGGTCAATAAAACCCGCTGAGATTACTTAGCGATGTTGTATCCGTAGACGGCCGACTTCTCGACTGCGCCTTGCGTGTGGCCTTTGAAGTCAACGCGACGATAGGACGCGAGCAACCAACGGTCACTGCCTGGCAGATCGGGCATCAGCTTAACCCGGATTGGGCGGCGCTGACCAACGTAGAACCTTTTGGTGTTGACCAAGATGAGTGCCGAGCGGTCCACGGTAACGCCATCGTAAACGCCCGAGGCGTTCAGATCTTCGCGGAAGTGCTCCGAGTTGATGATGGGGATACCGGCATACGCCATAAGCGCGCCCTTGAGGACAACGGCCATGGGACCGAACTTCTCAACCGTGAAGACGTCTGGCAGGTGACGCAACTGGTTGTAGATCACAGGGCCGCAGATGAACATCAGTTCGTCTGGGTTAGACCCGAACTTGCCCATCCGACTAAGGAGGGTCGAGATCTTGGTCTTATCGACCGCTGCGTTGGTGAAGTCATAGGTCGCGCCGTTGCCGGAGTTACCCAGAGCCAGCTTACGAAGGCCGTCCCAGATCTTCTCAGCCAAGTCGGTTGCGCCGGCCTGGGTGTCGGAGTCTTGGTGCGTGCCGTCTGCATCGCCGTTCAAGATCGCGCTTTCTGCTGCCCGTTCTTGAGCGCGGACCACCTCAATGCGAGCTGCCGCGAGGAAGTCAGGCGCGCTGTCTTCGGACAGTTCTTCCGGTAAAGGATAGAACTCTTCGAGCTTCACGGCGGAGAAGTGGATCTTGTCCGTTCCGAAGTTCGCACCGGCGAAGTTCGTCTGGCCTTCCGTGGCCCGACGCGCCTTGGTGACGTTCTTCAGCTTCGGTTGGTCGAAGGGGTTGGTCGGCATGTTGACGAGGTCGAAGCGACCTTCGAGAACGCGCTGAAGTTCGTACTCTTCTAGGAAGGTCGTGGCGACCCCAGTTGGTACCCACTCTGCGCCAGCTCCAGTGATGGTTGACCCGAATGCCTTGATTGCAGGAGCAAGGACGTCCTTACCGTAAGGCGTCTCAAGGATGCGATTGCATCGGCCCAGACGATCGCTCTTTTCGTCCTTCGAGATGAAGTCGAGCGGGTCGCCGTGGAACAACTGCGCGGTGAATCGCGCAACGTCGAAGGCTTGCTTGAAGTTCAAGACAAGGTGCTTGAGTTCGTCAGGCACTGCCTTGAACTGCTTTGCGGCGACGTTGACGTTGAGCAATTCGCTTGCGTGCGACTTGCCGAAGAAACGCAGTGCGCGTTGCTCATCGGCGGAAGCGCCGCCGTGGGCGCGACCGAAGCCACCTTGGGCCAGCAATGCGGCCTTCTCGTCTTCGGCTGATTTGGCCTTAGCTTCAGCGGCTTCAACGCGCGTCTGAAGGGATTTTTGCTCAGTAATTAGCTTTGAAAGTTCGGCTTTGGTCAACATACCGTCGAGGCTCCTTCTAGTTCAATGAAACGTCTTGTGAACAAACTGGTCGCCTCAGACGTTGAGTCGCTTAAGTTTCCTATCTAAGTCTCGCTGATAAGATCGCAACGAGTCAAGGGACTTGGCTTCTTCGTCGTCTTTACCTTCCGTGTTCTTATCGTCACTTGTGTCATCAGCTTTAGCGTCACCCGCTTCTTTAGACAAGGCCAAGGTGAGATCGGCTAGGCCTTTCATGCCTTCGCCCATACCTTTAAGTTCGTTGAGGATCGCGCCAAGCATTGCAGTTTGCGCGTCCGCGGCCTTTAGGTATGGGTTGTCATCGGTCGCCGCGACGTTCTTTTGAAAGCTCTTGGCTGGATCAGCTGCCGCGGACTCTTGAAGGGCCGAGACGACCTCTTCGAGAGCAGCAACCACTTCCTCAGGCGATCCGCCTCCCTTGACCATCTCAATGATCTTGTTCAGTTCATCGACCTGAGCAGCTTCTACCTCTTCTTCGATGTCTGCGTCTGGGTTCTCGCCTGCGGCGGTGTCTTCCCCTGCATCGGCTGGGTCGACTGCTTTCTTAGGGTCTTCTGCGTCCTTCGGCTTGTCGCCGTATGCCTTCGATGGGGTCACGACAGCGACCACACCGTCGCCAAGGTCGACTTCAAGAGCTTGGGCCATATCACCCGCCCCGTCCTTGTCCATTTGCCAGAACATATAATTCGTGTCGTCTTCTTCCATCTTGTCTGTGGCGTAGCCTGCGCCTTCGACCTTGCTTGCTGCCTCGGCGGCGTCGGCCACGGACGCCTTGGGCACGACGATGCAACAGATCTGCCCCATGGCCTTGTCGCCTTTCTTGGGCGCCTCTTCCGCTGGATCCTTTTCAGGAGGTGCAACTTCCGCTGCCTTCTTCGCCGGTGCTTTCTTCTTCTTCACGGAATCACCTCCTTCGTTGTCGTCTCGGTTCATCACACGCTCAAGTAGAGCAACGTCGCCTTTGTTGAGAGCTTCTAGCGTCTTTGAGTCAACGCGAAGGACCCCTGCGAACGCCTTCAGCAGTGGGCCGGGGACAGGCACTAGGTGACCAGCCATTGCCTTGTTTACTGTAGCAAGGGTTAGGCCGGACTCTTCTGCGACGAACTTGAGGGCCGAGTCTTTGTTCCTGATCTCGCCGACTTCCATCAAGTCGTAAAGACGTTGGTGCACCGCAGCAGCGACCCATGCGCCTTTCTTGTGCAGGTCAACGCGGTCCATAAAGACGTCGTACCAACGCTTTGCCAAGGGCGTCAGCCAGTATGCCTTGCGGCAATGCAGCATGGTGAAGGTCGAATCTTGGTTCATCGGGATCGGAACGATAGACGTCTCGATCAACTCGGCCTTCGTGATTTCCATAACGTCTGGGTTCGTGTCGCTCTTCGCAGTGGACTTCGGATCGAAGCCAACCGAGAACGTCTTCAAGATCCCTTCCTCGACCAGGTCGCGCACTGCCGAGATCTTCTCCGACTTGGAGGAGGACATCTCGATCTTAGTGTAAAGACCTTCGTCGCGTGCTTCGACTTCGACGGCTCGCCCGACCGGCATAAAGCCGAAGGTAGGGTCGTGTCCGTGGTCGAACAGGACGACGGGATTCTTTTTGTAGTTATCGAGCGACCAGGCGCTAGGCAGAATGATCTCCTTCATCCGGTCGACAGTGTTGGCATTCGCCAGACCTTCGATGGTGATAGAGCCTTTGCCGGCCTTCTTGATCTTGAACTCGCAGCTCATCGTCCTTCTCATGACTCTTACTCCTCTGAAGCCGCAAGGCTATCGTCTATGTTTTGCATCTGATCCTTGGGCAACATGATCCACGTGCACCGACAGTTGATTACCTCTTCGGGCGGTCCGCTTGGATCTCTAGGGAACTGGAGTCCGTTGTCGAACTCTTTGCCATGCGGCACGATGTCTCCGTGCAGCATCTCGTGCGAGTCGCGCACGCGGTCGTCGTTTGCACTTATCCACATCTTTTGCAGGTCGGGTACAACCTTTGCCGCATCCTTCATGGCCGCAGCTTGCCCAAGGGAGACGGCGGTAAGGACTTCGGTACGGGCAATGGTCATGGCCCGCGAACCGATCTCTTTGATGTCTGAGAACTTGGCCCGCAGATCGTCTGAGATCTCCTTGACGGTCTTGCCTTCGTCGATCCCATTCTCGATGGTTGCGTAGACGCCTTCGACCGTCGTCTCACTCATGTAGGAGAACACTCGGCCCGCTCTCTCCTCGAGTGCGTCTTGACGGGCTGCTGCTCCTCGGGTCTGTAGCGCGGCGAGCTCCTCGGGCGATGCAAGGTTGAAAGGCAGCTCCAGTGCGACTCCGTACCCCGCGTCCACCTTCGACAGGAGCGCCGTCCGGGTGTCGGTGATCCACTGCTCCTCGAACCGGTCGATGGACTTCCGGAGGCGCCGCCTAAGCTCAGGTTTCCCGATGAGCTTCGCCCGTTCGTCGGCCTTTGTTCGCAGGGTGTCCCAGCTCTTTTCCTTCAGGTGGGACCTGACCGTCTTCGTTATGGCAACGGCCATGTCTGCGAACATCTTGAGCGTTGCCTTTTCGAGGTCGCCTACGCCCTTTGCTATTGCCTCTTTGGCGTGTGCCTCTCTGCGCGACCACCACCCGTCCCCCGTCTTGAGGTAGTTGGTTATCTTGTCCTTTGACGCCTTAGTCCCAGTCGCAGTCGCATCTCGGTCCTCCACCACCACTGACTCAACAACGATAGGAGGAAGCGCCGTCTGCGCTGGAGCAGGAAGAGAAAGACTGAACGTCGGGTAACCGCCCGGCATCGGCGCAGTGAAGCCTTGGACAACGTCTCCTCCTTCGACTGGTGGAAGCTCATAAAAAATCTTCCTTACCTCGTTCAAGGTATGTGTCTTGAGCATCTTTTCGGCGATGGTTGCCTTGTTCGCAACGTCTTCCTGTAGAGCTTCGACCTTCGACAGATCGAACTCGAGGAAGGTGTTGGAGTCTTCTAGCTGGCCGCGCCTTCTGAAGAACTTCGAGAGTTCGCCTTCGATGATCCGGGCCATGGGGATCAGCGTGGCTTCCCAAAAGTTCTTGAGAGCTGACTTCGCCTCTTCACTCCCGAGCGATCCCGCGGACTGAAGCGACAGCTCATGCTTGGGCACCTTCAACAGGTTGATGATGTCTTCACGGTTGAGGTCAATGTAGGTCGCCAGGTCTTGGTTGGCAAGCGTATGGGAGACCTCCTTCAGAGCGACGCCTTTGGGCAGTACAAGCGTGCGGCGCATGTTCTTGCGCCCTGTGTACGCGTTCTCAAAGGATCGCAGGAGGCGCATGGCTACGCGCTCGTTGGCCTCGGCTCCCATCTCAAGGGCGAACCCAGGCATGGCTCCCTTCTGATAGAACGAGTTCAGGTAGTCTTGCGAGTACCTGTTGAACAGAACGGACTTGCGGCCGGGGATGAACGGCGACAGTCCCCACAGCAGAGAGGAAGGGTTGGGGCGGCGAAGATGCACCACGTCTTCGACTGCGAACTTGGTTTGACGCGCCCCAGTTGCTCCCCCGTCCGACGCGATCTCGGAGACGTTATAGGACAGGAGCTTGCCGTCTCGGGAGAAGTCGAGCATCACCGTCTCGGCAGGCAACAGCATGAGGTAGTTCGAGCTGGACGCATACCAAAGGACCCCGTTACCCATCAGCACGAGGTCGACTATCATGCAGTACATCCACGAGGCGTACGACTGAAACGGGTTCGGGTTCTCGATCAGCTCTTGAAGGGGGTGCCCTTCGGCTGGCTTCTTGATGAACTTCCCATCGACGACCTCTCCCCGCATGACCCGCATGGGCTGAGATGACAACTTCATTGCAACTAAGTCGCAGACGATGAAGACCCATGCCTCGCTGAAGAACAGTTGCTTGAGGGTCTGGGAATCAATGAAGGACCTAAACTCCGAATCCCAAGCGCCACCGGACATATCTTGGTCGATACCAAAGGACATTGCGTTGCCTGATTTCTCAGACTCGCCGCCTTCGCGCATGGCGTTCTCGTAGTTCACTACGTCGGCGATGTATTCGTCCGTGGTCTTATGGACCTTCTTAGTCATCGTCGTCGTCCTCTATGGAGCGGTAGAACTCTTCGATAGGATTGAGCTGCTTGGGCTTGCCGTCTTTACCTATCGTCTTACCTTCGGCGTTCTTCACTTCCGGATTCCGCATATCTTCCATGAAGTTAATGTCGGCTCCAGTGTCAGAATACTGTAGCAGAGCCTCATGAGACAACAACATGCTGGAAACAATATCATCATGCTTACCCGGAAGAGCCGAGTAAGACAAGTTGCCTGCCGAGGTGGTCATGACTTCGTAGGCCTCGAACTCGTTTATCATCTCAAGCCACCTTGGGAGTTGGATCATCTTGTGCTCGACCGAGGTGATTAGGGCCGCGACCGCGTTTGCCTTCCACGAGTTCGTGAAGATCACCCCTTCGTAAGGCAGCGTGGTGTAGGACAACTGGTCGTCGATGACTCCGCCGAGTCCCGTTTTGTCGTGCTTTACGACCATGATGTCTTTGAACTTGCGGCAGAAGTAAACAAGTTTCTTTATGGCTTCTGTATACGGGGTCTTGTGGAACCGCTCGAAGCCGACGAGTCGCCGCGTCCCAATATCGAAGGCAGTAAAGACTGTGTAGTCCTGGGTCTTCGCCCAGTCAGCTCCGACGACGACTGAGCCACCATCGTACTCGGGATCGAACCACCTCTGGCTGGCGCCAAACAGTTGCAGGTCTTCCCCGTACAGGCAGTCGCGGTAGCCGAGGAACACTGAGCCGTCGTCCACAAACTCTGCGAGGTAGTATTGCCTGAACAGTCGCTCGGGCATTGATCTCCTCGCCTCATCCACTGCCTGTTGCGACACAAGGGGGTTGTCGATGGAGGCGGCAGTGAGGAAGATCTTTTGCGGCGGCATCCCCTTCTTGATTGCCCACTCCATCTCTTCCTTGGCCTGCATGCACTTCGAGTAGAACCAGTTCTTTCCCCTCGGCGTTGAGATCGCCAGGATGGGCGCACGAGTGATCGTCACCGTAGTGCGGGCAGAGTTGTAGACCTGCTCCTGCATCTTCGCGCACTCGTCGAGAACATAGCCTCCGTGGATGCCTTCGCCTTCGAGATCCTCTGGGTACTTGCCTGACTTGAACTCGACGCGGGAATCAAGTGCGGTGATTGTCAGGGATAAGTCGTGGTTATCGATCTTTGTATGAGGCGGCGGTGGCACCATCTTTTTGCAATACTTGAAGCCGATCTTTGTCTGTGCGTAAATAGGAGCTACCCACCGACCGAGCAGACCCCGCCCAGTCATCTGCCGGCCCCCGATGGCCGCTGCCGCAGCGAAGGTCTTGCCGAACTTGGTTCCGCAAGGGACCCACATCTCTGACAAGCCGTGCATCATCAGGGCTTGCATGATTAGTTTTTGTTTGACCGAGTGCGGAGCTGGGATGACTACTCTGGATCGTTCCAAGTCTCGCCTCTCATGTGACCTCTATCAGTTCAGCCACTGCGTCCACCGTTGTCGGGAACGCCTGTGGGTTGTACGTCGGGTCGGCTGGTCCAACGGCCTTCATCGTCTGATAGACCTGTCCTTGCGGCCCGATCTGAACTTCGTAGATCATCCCCATCCCGCCTTCGGGCACCTTCAAGGGTGACTGGCTGAGTTCCCCGTGGAGCAATACCTTGCACGCTTGCAATGCAATCCACTCGTCCTTCGACACAACGAGTTGCATCAGGCGTCGGATGCCCAGGATCTTCGCCCTTTCAATCAAGGAGTCCTTGGTTGCGCGCATCTCGTTGAGGCGCTTCCTGACCGCGGGCTTCTCAAGCCTCCACCTGACTTGCTTGACGGTGCATCCAACTAGGGCAGCTATCTCGGGATAGGTCGCGGTCGGGTGTTCAAAGATGATCTCGCAGATCTTCCCATCGAGGGGATCGCACCGATAGATCTCTCGAAGGCGGTCAGCCTTGGACAGCTTCTGCGGCGGCTTCATCGTCGGCCTATGGTTGTCTTGCCCGGCTGCTTCCGCCACTGTCTTTACCTTTTTGGAGTGTCTATACCTTTCTGTTTTACCCCAGGTAAAGACCTTTGGTCAATGCGATCGAGCTTCATGCTTTCGCCTTCGCTCTCACTATAGGCATCTCGTTGGGCCTCACTACTGCGCGACCGGCGTTGAGCGCATTCAGGATCTCGATGTCTCGGGTGAGATACCAAATCGCCTTTTCCAGATCTTGCGCTTCAAGCGCCTGGCTTTTTCGACCAGCTCTGGCGATGTATTTAACCGCGTTGCCTCGGTGGTAGTTGAGCTTCCAGTCTTCAATGGCTTCGATGACTTCGATCTTGCCTTGGTTGTAGTGAGCAGGATGGTTGACCTGATCCGCGATGCCATTAAGAATTTTGTACGCCTTATCGACAACATCTGACTCACTCATACATGCCGCTCCTTCGTCGTCTCGATCATCTTGGCGCTCAGTGTGAGCTTCGATCCGCTCGCCCAATCTGCGTAGTTTAAAGAGATGAAGTCGGTGACGAAGCTATCATTGGTGCCGGCCCTGCCAGAGAACAGCCATGTCTTAAAGCTCATCTCTTTGCCCACAAACTCTAGGTAGCGCCCGCCCCCTTCCGGGGTGGACGTCGCGACCGCCGTCTTGTCGTCGATGAATCGAAAGTCGATGGTCCACCCGACGTAGCCATGACACTCGATGTTGAAGTTTCTAATCACTGTCCACCCTTAATTTGCTAGTCAAGTACGATATTATTCTCGTCCAAGATCTCATAGAACTTCGTCTTTAATGCTCTTACCAGTTCTGCTCTCTGATCGATCTCGGCCTCGGGAACCTTCACCTCAAAGAAGCAAGACAGCCTGTGATCTGAGTAGCCATGCCTGTCGATGGGACGAAATAGCTCATCGGCTATATCTGAGAGCGCGCCGAAGGCAGATCTAGCCGATAGCATCTTCCTAAGCACAACCTCGTCGTCTTCGTCTTCGCAGGTGATCTTGACTTCGGTACGCATGATGTCTCCTTCGTGTTCAGTACCTTCGATGAGAACGTGCATCCTTCAACTCTGTCCTGCATGGTGGGTCGCAAGGCACGATCTCAATCGCCCTGTCCTGCCCCTTGCTGGCTGAGTTGGCGCCAGACCTGGCCGCGCACTTGGGACAGATCTTGGTGTAGCCAGTGTCGACTACGGGGATCAAACCAACCCTCTGAACTGGGTTCGGCCTGCTCATGACGCTTCGACTCCCGCCGGCGCTTTGTCCAATCCCTCCGAGGCCTTCTTGAAGAACCTTTCATCCGGCTCCTCCGACAGCTTCTGCGCTGCCCAGTGCACCACCCTCGCCCTCTGCGGCGGAGTCAGATTGTCCAGAACCTTCTTGATGTGCTGCATCGCTAGTAACTCTTTGTCCATTGCCGCCATTGATGACCTCTACTGCAAAGACGTCGAAGTCGTGCGG